GAGCGTGCGCTGGTAAGGTCGCTCTTCGTGTTAGCACAAATAAAGAAAGAGGTAACAAGACTATGATTATGGAAGATGTAAGTGTTGATTTTGAATTTAATGGAGAAAAGTATACTGCGTATGGCAACGCAGAGATTGATACTATCACCGAGGATATTGGTCCAGTTGGTTACAGAGAACATTGCTTTGCCGAGGTGGTCAACAATGTGACTATGTCAAAGATTGAAATCTCAACTGCTACTGAAGACATAAAGAACCCAAGCAAGGAATTGCTGGAAAAGGCTGATGATCTTTTATCCATTCAGGCAACAGAAGATTTTGACGCTGGCAAATGAAGCTTGCCTTGTCTTGGATCTGTTATCAGATCGGTGATCTGATTAGCCTCACGCTGATGAGGTTTGGCTATGCCTACAGTATCTACAACAAGATGATGATCTGGTCATCCGCGCTGGATGAGCATGGCAAAATATGGAAGAACGTAAAATGAAACAAGCATTAGTAACGCAATCGTTCGGTGAGGATTGGCAGAAGATCATTGATCTGACTAGACCCAGGATGGAGGCGTACTGCAACCGCCACAGCACTGACTTCATTCTGATCGACAAGCCACTCACGCATCCAGCCCAATACTCCAAGTCAGCGATTGGAAACATTATGGCAACCAAGGGCTATGACCAAGTGACATTCGTTGACGCTGATGTTTTGATTGCAAACGATTGCCCCAAGCTTTCCAATGATGCTGGCGTGTTCTGTGCATTTGACGAAGGAGCTTATCTGGATCGCAAGCCAGATATGGTCAAGCTGGCTGGAGCTTTCGGCGGAGTGATCGAGCCTAAGTTCTACGTCAACACAGGCGTGTTCGTGGTTCATACCAAGGCTGTTGGTATCCTATCCATGCCACCCATTGGCCTGCACCCAAACCACTTTGCCGAGCAGACCTGGCTCAACGTGATGGCGCACCTATGGAACATTCCGCTAACCGAGCTTGACCCGTCATTTAATTGTATGACTAGCGTTGAGTCGCATTTTGGATTGGACCGATACAAGGACGCGATGATTATTCATTACGCTGGGCAGTCGAACGATCTAACTAGATTATCTAACCAGATTAAGGCTGACGAAGCGAAGCTGGTGGAGCTGGGTCGGTGAGGTCAACCCAGCTATGTCGCGGTGATTACGATGATAGGTTGCAGCAGTTGGCTGGGGAGGTTGCACTCCAGGCTATCCGCGACCTGCGGATGCTACGCAAGCGAGGGATGGTTAAGGGCATGAAGATCATTAAGGATCACCAAGGCGTGCCACTCAACGATGCGCTTGAGTACAAGAACTCGCACGAAGTACAGAAGCTACTGCGTGATTTTAAGACAGGAGTTGTTTCTTGGTGGTGCAGAGCAAGCGGAGTGCAGATCGATAATAGAACGCTGTTAAGGAAACTAAAGGAAAACGACTATGTTTTGCCTACTTGATCTGGCTGGAGTTGTTTGGGTAATCGGTTGGTTTGTGCTTTACAGTTCGCTGACTTTGTCGGCAATCTACTGCGCTGGTTACTTGATCTTCAAGTTAATCGAAATCATAAGAAAGGAACTAGACAGATGAGGAAAAGAAAAGCTGGAAAGCATATCAAACTTCTAAAAGTTGAGGAGTACGATGCAGTCAAGATTACAGTTAATGTTGATGATGATCTTTACGAAGCTATGGCCGAGGCTGGCCGCCAGCATATCGTCAAAGACAAGAAGGCGTGCTTTGAGTACGCGCTAAACCAAGCATTACTTGAGCTATCCAAGGAGATCAAATGAACGAGTTTAAGCAGAAGGTATTAACAGCAGCCGTAGATCGCTATGTCCTAACTCCAGCGCAGTGCATGATGCTGCGACAGGATGCAGAAGTGGTAGGGATGAAGCGTGCAACCGTGATGAAGAAGGATGGCACTACGAAGAGATCGTTTGCTAGGAGTTGTTCGTCGTGCTGGATACCTTATGCCAAGCATAATAACTGGATCTATAACATTATGCAGGAGTTGACTGCTTCCATTAACGCAGAGCATTGGAGGTTTGATGTTACTGGTATGCAACAGTTGCAGATCCTAAAGTACAATCCACTCCAGCAGTTCTGGTGGCACTACGATACGTTTACTGGATCAGATCGAAAGCTTACTGCGGTGGTCAACTTGTCCGCACCTAATGAATATTTGGGCGGAGGCCTGCAGGTTAAGGCCGACATAGACAATGCTAGGTTTATTCGCGAGCAAGGAGCAGGCTGCTGGTTTCCATCATACATTGAGCATAGAGCGCGTGCGCCTATCTGGGGAACACGCTGGGTGTTGGTGGCCTGGATAACTGGACCTGCGTGGCTGTAATGGCAACGCTCAACGAGAACATCCCTAGCTTCAAGGCTATGGTGAGAAAGTCATTTTTCACCAAGAACGAGGCCGACACAGAGTTTTACAACGTCTATGTATTCGCCTTGCAGTCTTGCGCTGGTGCAATCCTAACCTTCCACGTTATGACTGACTCTGGAATGCTGCGGAGTCGAGTACCCCTATCGGAGATATACACTCACGAGCCAGAGGCCGACATCCCATTCAACCACAAACAGCTTTGGGATTGCTTCAGTGAGAACGTAACCGTGACCGAGTACAGCTTTCTTGCCTACCATCGCGCACAGATACTGCTACGGGATGCGACTAAAGTGTGGGGTACATACTTGTTTACTGTGGATTGGTTTAACAATCCCTACAGCGATGAGCCATCTGACTACAAATGTGGTCATGTCTTTGCTGGCGATGATGGCTACTTGCTGTGTATGCCAAACAACCGAATCTTCTGGCGGGATAGTAATTGGGTTACCAAGAAGTTGCCAGATAATCTAAAGCAGTTTCGGGTTGATACTGATCTGCCATCTGTGGAGAATCAGTCAGACAAGTGGGTGACGGAGGATACAGATTCGTTTTACTACGACATTAAAGAAAGGGATACACAATGAATGTAGAGGCCAAGAACAGATTGAAGTGGGCGAGGGATATGCTTGCCATCGCTAGGGAGAAGCTTGTCTTGGAACGTAACCGAGCCACTCACGGACGCTCGGTGGATATGATCCAGATTATTACGATGGTTGATGCAGCCAGCTTGGTGTGCAAGGAAGTGGTGGGTGAAGAATGAAAAGCAAGGATGAGTTGGCAATGCAGGTGAAGAAGGAGTGGGATGAGCAGGGATATAGATGGAAGCTATCCCTATCGGCTGGAGGGTTTACCAGCGAGATATATTGTTATGAGTGGAATGAGAGCGAATACTTTAATTGCGTAAAGGAGCTGGTAAGCCACGCTTACCAGATGCAGAGCGTATGAGCATACGAGAAGACATCCTTGACCAGTTCGGTGATGATGCCGAGACGATGTTGTTCGCTGACGGATTTGATGACGCAATCATTGGGGTTGGCAACAAGTTTGGTGAACAGCTTTGCGCTATTTATGATGCTGACAAAGTGATTGACATTCTTATGAAAGAAGGAATGGATTACGCAGAAGCTATGGAACACTTTGATTTTAATATTGCAGGAGCTTATGTAGGTGAGCAGACTCCGATCTTCATGCACAAAATAGAAAGGCAGGCCAAATGAAACTATGGACAAATAACACAAACGCAATTCACAAAGTCGATGACAATATGCTCTATCCACGCACTACCTATGTGTTGCCCGATGAGTTAACTGGACCAACCTGGGACGATTCAATCCCTTGCCCGCACGAGATCAAGCCGTACTACAAGGGGCGCGCTGCTGGTGGGGCAACAGCCGTTTACCGCGCTGGGGCAATTGGTGACGCGATCATTGCTACTGCCTTCGTTAACTACTTGGTGCAGGAGTCGGGTGGGGTTGTGGAGGTTTACGCTCCTGCCCGCAACCTGCCTCTCTACGCTGGGCTGGGTGCAAAGCTGTGGCCGTTGCCTGCATCGCTGGAGGCATGGAGGTCATTTGATGCGCACTTGCCTACGGACGATCTGTTCAGCGGTCAGGTTGGCAACACGAAGCTAGGCACTGGCGGTGGTAACTGCTACCAGCGCATCTACGAGTGGATGGGTGTGTGGGATGAGAAGACGATGGCTAAGTATTGTAAGCCAGTTCTACATCTCATCGAGCCAGACCACGAAGAGCTAAAGGCGATGGGCAAGTGGCCGTTGCCTAGTCCGTTCTTTGCTTATCACGTCAGCAGTTCTGGTCCGACCCGTACCTACCCGCCGACGATGGGGCAGGAGGCGGTGCTGGCGTTGCTAGAGGCTTACCCCAAACATCACGCTGTGATTATCGGGCTGGATAACAGCAACAACTTTAAGGTGGATCATCCGAGAGTGATCGACCTATTCAATTGCACCAAGGCTGTGCGTTCGCTGTTCCCGATTATCAGCGGGGCTGACTTCGTTGTCGCTCCAGATAGTAGTGTCAACCATATGGCTGCGGGATTGGATACGCCGTGTGTGTCGTTGTGGGGTTCGTATTCCCCAGCCGACAGAATGACTTATTATAGTAAGAACGTATCGATATTCAAACCCGATACTTGTCCACACGCGCCTTGCCGACCGCACGCTGGGTTGCCACAGGCCAAGTGTAAGGATGCGACCAACAAGACACCTCGAACTCAATACTGGTGTAACGCCCTGCGAAATATAACAGCGCAGGATATTGTTGAGGCCAGCAAGAAGGCGATGGAGTTGTGAGCGACTTAGAGCAGATTGCGGCGAAGAAGATTGCCATGAACCATGATGGGTGGAAAAGGTTTGGATATAAAAAGACTGTCCTTGATGCACTCGCAAGGTGGCTTGATAAGGATGAGCCAGACCATGATCTGGCTGCATCTATATTTGCTGTTGCAGAGAAATATCTTCCAGACCTTTACAAGATAGATGAGGATAAAAAGATAATTGGACTTATGGAGATTGAGGACTATTCCAAGCTGCGAACGGATAAGCTGAAGGCATACTCGGAGCTATGGCATGATGCAGACTTCTACGGGATAACTATAGAAATATATACCGCAGATAGGTACGGCAGGAACATAGAATATCTTGACCTGTTCCCAGGCTTCTGTCATACAGCAGAGGAGGCAATCAAATAACTAACTGGCGTTGTGGTATGCAAGGAGATCTTGCATCGGGCGTTTCCTCAGTGTGTTCTCCTCTTGAATCAGAGCCAGTTTGAATTTTATGACAACAGCACAACGGCAAGCTGAAGAGATCGTGGGTCAAGTGGATTGGCAGTCCGAGAATCACGGGCTGTGTAAATGCCCAGGTGAGGCTGCACATACCAGCCATACCCGCATCCGTGACACAACGGTTTTCGTGGATGGCGCGCCGACTATCTTCTGCTGGCATACTTCCTGCACGCCGTATCGCGATGAGGCAAATCGAAAGTTACGCCGAGCTATATCCAGCGATGTTCTCTACAAGCCAGTAAACATTATGTCTGGTGGTACAGCCGCACCGAAGTTGGTCATCAAGAAAGACCCGCACTCGGAGGTGTTGGACAGGATCAAGACGATTGCTGAATCGAACAAGCAACGCTACCTCACACATTACACTTGGGACCCAGCGGATATGTTTGAGGAAAGCCCGACCAAGCTTGGCGATCCAGCGCAGGACTATCAGTTGTTCCTGTCGATGTTCAACGCTCTTGACAATATCTGGATAGGCAATGTCACGGACAGCGGCAAGCATCCACAAAACTTCCGCATTGCTTACGAGTGGAAGAAGCTGGATGAGCCAATCGGGCAGTACACAACTGGCGCGAGCTACAAGCAGGGTACGGTCAGCCGATCCAACGATACGGTTGAGCATAGGGTGTTCTTGGTTGTCGAGTCGGATGTACTCAGCAAGCCAGAGATGGGCGCGGTGTTCCAATTGATGCGCGATTTATTCAGCATGAAACTACACGCTGTCGTAGATACTGGCGGAAAGAGCTTGCATGGTTGGTTTGAGATGCCACCAAAGAATGAATGGGTGGATCAGTTAAAAGCTTTTCTTATTCCGTTGGGCTGCGATCCTGCAACATTCAAACCCAGTCAACCCGTTAGGATTCCTGGGGCAAAGAGAGAAGACAAAATGCAAAGCCTATTATGGTTTTGCAAAGGAGGAAAATGATAGAGCCAGCAGTAGCACTTGGTATCAAACCGAAGACGGACGAGTGGCCGCCGATTAAATCTTATGCACAACTTGTTAAGGAAGACTTGCCCGCACCAGAGACACTAATTGAGGGAATGCTGCACCGAGGCGGGAAGATGTTGCTGGGCGGAGGAAGCAAGGCGTTTAAGAGTTGGAGCTTGATTGACCTAGCCTTATCACTACACGCTGGCGTGCCTTGGTGGGGGCAACAGTGCAAGATGTCGCGGGTGTTGTTTATCAATTTCGAGATCCAAGAGTGGTCGTTCCGCAATCGTTTGGCCGATGTTATCAAAGCCAAAGGGCTGGAAGATAAGGCCGATGACTTTGATGTGTGGACGTTGCGAGGTCACGCTGCCGACTTGACTCTCATCCGTCCTATGATCGAGAAGCAGATTGAAGGTAAGGGCTATCAAGCGATCATCCTTGACCCGAACTACATGCTGATGGGTGAGAGGGATGAGAACAGTGCGGGTGATATGTCATCACTGATGAACGAGTTTGAGTACCTAGCCACACGCCACAACTTGTCGATAATACTGTCACACCACTTCTCCAAGGGCAACAAGTCGGGTGCAGAGTCGATTGACCGCTTCAGTGGGTCGGGCGTGTTCGCCCGTAATCCAGATACGTTGGTCGTTCTGACTGCCCACGAGGAGGATGAGAAGACTTACACTTGTGACATCACACTGCGTAACTTCCCGCCAGTAGATAGCTTTGTCGTTCAATGGCATTATCCGCTGTTCCAAGCCAACTTTGCACTCAACCCAGACAAGCTAAAGAAACCAGGCGCACACAAGGCGGTTGACGATAAAAGGTTCTTAACTGAGATGGGTAGCAAGCAGTGGCAAGCTGGTGATTTATGTCGTCATATCATTGAAAAGCTGGAAGTATCGGAAAGTACGTTTTATAGGTATCTAAAACGCCTTCATAAAGCTAACAAGATATTGTCTGACAGCGGCTTGTATATTGCCAATCAGACCGCTTTCTAATCCACTTTCAACCCACTATCATTTATAGAGCAGTCAGACTCCTTATATATATAAGGAATAATTCGCGAAGGAAAAGTAGGAACAGGACTCCTTAGTCCGTCCTGTCCCTACTACGCTACGCTATTTCCGTAGCGTTCTTCTAAATGAACAAACAAGGCTGGCAGGGCTGGGCTGGGTTGGCTCGCACACGCTCACACCTGCTGAGGAACGAAGTTGGTTATCAGGTGGTGGGTGTGGTACAATCGTGAAATGAACAACTCAAAGCCAGGTCTATATGCAAACATTAACGCTCGCCGTAAGGCTGGCACTAGCCGTCCCAAATCTAAAAGCACCATCAGCCCCAAGGTGTGGCGGC